GTGGTATTTGTGCGGCGGTCAATGTTGTAGGACCACCAAGTGCACCAGGAGAAACTGTTAATGTTGTTGCACCAAAAGGCTGTGGTGTTGGAGAAAATACTGTACTGAAGGCTTGTGCTGAAGTCACAACTGTGTTTGAAGTATTAACTAACCGTAAAGTCAAATCATTATATGTAGTTATTCTAGTCCAATTAATAGGAGCCGAGGCCTGCTGAAATTTTGAAACAGAGCCTGCTGGTATTTGACGAGTTGTAATTGATCCTGCCATTTTTTACTTCTGGTATTGTGCTATAATATTATCAAGATATTGTATTGCAAGAGTAGTTGATGCGCCTGAAAATGAACCAAGTGCCGCAGATGTTAAACCATTTGTGGTATGTGTGTGAGGAGCCGCGGTACAAGAACCAAATGATGCAGTAGAACAACCTGATCCTCTTGCAACACCAAAATATGTTTGTGGTGAAGGTAACGAATGATTATAAGGACCTTGTGCCTGAATACCACAATATGGATGAGTATGTGGTGGTAATTGTGCGGCAGTTAACGCAACACCACCAACCGTCACAGTACCTAAAACTGGCATTACATTAGCACTTACGGGTGCCGGAACGGTACCGCTTGATGTTACCGGAGTGTAAATTGTTGAAAAATTAGAAGAACCGCCGCTACCAATTACTCCAGTGCCTACAATTCTAAACGCATAATCGTTATTAGCTGTTTGTTTGACCCATCCTGTAGGCGCAGTAGCCATTGCAAATATCATATTTGCTTGATAATAATCTGTACGACCAGAAGAATCTGAAGGACCTATGCCAATAAATCCTAAGGCGCCAGTTTGATTTATTCTACTCATAATTAAACATATGTTGCATAAGATCCAAGAACTGTAATTGTTCCACCAATATTAATTATTGCAAAGGTTAAGAAATCCCATTGACTGATATTGCCGGTGTATGAACTTCCATTTAACCATTTAGGAGTATATGTTGTAGTATTAACTTGAATTGTGCTTGGGTAATATGCTGTAGCGCCTTGATTTATAACTAGAGTAACTAAAACTGATTTGTTTTGAGTTGTTGGTACATTTATAAAATTTGCAGTCCAGTTTTGCGACATACCACTGTTATAATATGTAGGACCACTATTAAAATCATAGTTGGTTGAAGAACCAGGATTACCAGTATTTGTAATATTCTCGGTTGACTGCTGAACTGACATTAAACCTGTTGCGGTAAATGTATTTGTTGTGACATTGTAAGCCGATATATTACCTGTAGCACCAGTTAATATGATATTACCTGTAACGTTTAAATTACCCGCAAATACAGCACCTGATGTATTTGCAAGAGCATTATTCGCTTTTGTATATGCCGAGTATGCATATGTATTGATACTGTTAGCAAAGCCATAAGCACTATACGCATACACGTTAACGCTGTTTGCAAATGTAAATGCGGAACTTATATTTGTGTTCTGTGCATTTCCTATGCCTTGTAGAGTAATTGTATTAGCTGATGCCAAATTAGCGTTAGCATATGCTGAGTATGCATATACGTTAACACTATTTGCAAAGTTATATGCAGAATACGCATACACATTCACACTATTTGCAAACGCAAACGCTGAAGTAATATTAGTATTCTGTGCTACATCAACACCTTGCGTAATTAATATTTGAGCATTAGCATAGCTAGAAATATTATTGGCTTGAGTAAAAGCACCATTAGCAAACGATTGAGCAGATGTGATGTTTGTATTTTGAGTTGTATCAACACCTTGCGTAATTAATATTTGTGCATTAGCATAACTTGAAATATTATTCGCTTGAGTAAATGCAGAGTTTGCTTGTGTAAATGCTAGATTCGCTTGAGTAAATGCTGAAACAATATTGGTATTTTGTGCAGTTTCAATACCAAATAAAGTTATTGTATTTGAAGATGCCAAATTGGCATTTGCATATGCACTATACGCATACACGTTAACGCTGTTTGCAAAAGAATAGGCGCTGTAAGAGTAAATGTTAATGCTATTTGCAAAAGAATATGCACTATATGCATACAAGTTAATTGTGTTAGCAAAATTGTAAGCACTATACGAATAAACGTTAACAGTATTGGCAAATGTATAGGCGGCATTAGCAAATCCAGCAGTTATATTTTGTGCCGCATAAGATGCATAGGAATACGTATTAACAGTATTGGCAAATGTATAAGCACCATTGGCAAAACCTGCTGTAATATTTTGTGCCGCATAAGATGCATAGGAATACGTATTAACCGTATTGGCAAATGTATAGGCGCTATTTACAAATCCAGCAGTTATATTTTGTGCAGTATAAGATGCGTTAGCAAATCCAGCAGTTATATTTTGTGCCGCATAAGATGCATAAGAATACGTATTAATAGTATTGGCGAACGTATAAGCACCATTGGCAAAACCTGCTGTAATGTTTTGAGATGTATAGGCGGCATTAGCAAATCCAGCAGTTATATTTTGTGCCGCATAAGATGCATAGGAATACGTATTGACAGTATTTGCGAATCCATAACTTGAAGTAATATATGGGTATACATTTATACCACTTAAAGTTAATGTTGTCGTAATTGTTTCGACACTATTAACCGTTACATTATTAAATGTTGTTACTGAGCCATTAACAAATAGATTACCCTGAACATTTAAATTTCCAGTTGTTGTAATGTTAGGAACATAGAGTGTTGTATTCGCATTATTATATAAAAAATATCCATCATTTGTCATCAAGCCAGTTGAATTTGCAAACATCACATTACCGGAATTTGCTTTTGCAAAATACGTATTACTTGTTGCGGCATATGAAATTGTAACTTCAAGTAAGGCTCCACTGGACGGAGGTGAAGAAAATACAATATTAGAACCACTAATACTATAACTACTTCTCAACAATGTTATACCATTATAGTTAACTGATGTTGCGTTTATGCTTGTTGGAGTTATACCCAATGCGAATGTGGTTGCTGTGCCATCACCAGTAAAAGTCACGCTTGTAATTGTAGATGTACCGATACCGGCTGATGAAGCAAAGGCCGAATTAGCTTGTGCGTAGGCCGCATTTGCTTCTAACCAAATTAATGCTATATTACTATTCTGTGCGTTATCAATACCTTGTAGTGTGATTGTATTAGCTACTGCGGAATTGGATTGAGCATAGGCACCATTGGCAAATCCGGCAGTTATATTTTGTGCCGCATATGAGGCATTAGCGGTCACAAAAACTGCATTAGATTGGGCATAAGCGGCATTTGCGTTAGCGAAAGCACTATTGGCAAAACTTGCGGTAATGTTTTGGGAAGCATAAGCGGCATTTGCGGTTGTAGCACCAGAGCCACCAATATTTGCTTGAGCATAAGCGGCATAGGCGTATGTGTTGATGCTATTCGCAAATGCATAAGCGGCATATGCATAAGTGTTTACAGTATTAGCAAAAATACCGGTAGCATTAGCATTGGCATAGGCACCATTGGCAAATCCGGCAGTTATATTTTGTGCCGCATATGAGGCATAAGAATACGTATTAATAGTATTAGCAAAAATACCAAGTTCAACACCAGAAACATATATCGCAGGAGTTGTAATATTACCAGTTTGAATTTTATCGTAAATTAAGTTAGCATCAGACCAGTTAATTGTTGTTGATGGTTCAGACGTAAGATTGCTGAATAATCCCCAAATGCCAGTATTATGATTACGAACAAAACCAGTTCTTTGATAACCGTTGTTAGTGAAGTGTCCAACAATACCTAAATCAATAGCATTAGATGTATTGTTGGTGCCAATTAAAATAATTGAATCATTCGTCGATATGTTGTTTGCATTAACGAAAGTTGAATTACCGGCAATATATAAATTACCAGTAATATGTAAGTCAGTACTAATAACAACAGAACCTGCAACTGTACCACCAGAAGAAACAAATGTATTTCCGACATTAGCGGCCGCATATGCAGAATATGCATAAGTATTAATCGAGTTTGCAAAAGTGTAAACGGAATTAGCAAATCCGGCAGTTATATTTTGAGATGAGTAAGCGGCATTAGCATTAGCATAGGCACCATTGGCAAAACCTGCTGTAATGTTCTGAGATGCATAAGCAGAATTTGCTTGTAGAGCCGCATAATTTGATGTATTCCATGCTTGAGCAACATTAATTGAGTTTAATGTGTTAGCATAAGCAAATGCGGCATAAGCATAAGTATTAACACTATTAGCAAATATGTATGCACTATTTGCAAAAGAAGCAGTTGTATTTTGTGCCGTATATGATGCATTAGCAAAACTTGCAGTAATATTCTGTGCGGCATATGCGGCATAAGAATATGTGTTGACAGTATTAGCGAATGTTGCTGTTATGTTTTGAGAGGCATAAGCGGCATATGCATAAGTGTTTACAGTATTA